CAAAGGGGGCAGCCCGATTTTGGCTTCAGGGGTCAAATCAACCTGGCCGCAGGGGTCATCCGCGCCTGGGTTTTCCATAGTCTCCTACTTTGAATATCTTTGCCATCTTCTATGATTTTATGGTTCTTGTTTTATTTTCTACTGTAAAGATAATCAATAAGTTAGGAATACGAAAACCATAACTCATTAAAATGCAGAGCTTTTGCGAGAAAGTTTCAAGTTTAACTTTTGCTTACAAATCATCAGAAACAAGCGACCTTCGGCTCATACTTGATGTTCCCGGCGTTGGCTTTCAGCATCTTCTCAAATACCGTGATGACATTGATTCTGTGCTGTGCCGCCCACTGACTTTTCTTGTCGAGCAGGATGATGTGGGCCTGTGCATCGGCAAGCAGACCATCGAGGTAGTAACAGAACTCGTCGTAAGGTATCTCGTTCCTGAAGAACTCCTCCACCGTCATGTGTCCGTCCAGTGGGATGAAGGGCTTCTGCTGAATGGTCTTCGTCTTTTTGGGCGCCGACTTGGATGATGATGAGGCTTTGCTCCCCGATGCTTTCTTTGCTTTGGAGGACTTCTTTGCTTTGGAGGTGTTACTGCGGCGTTTCTGTTCTTCTGCGGTGGCTTCCCTGACGAACTTCTCGACCAGTGCTTTGGCGAGCGCTTCGTTGGCTTTCGCCTGATTAATGTAGGCTTTCCTGACCTCCCACGATGTTTCCCTGCCTGTGAGATCCAGCTCATGTAGGGCGAGCGACTTTTTGGGGTTTCGGAGGGAGAAGCAGACAACAGCCTCTATCCACTGGCGGTAGGCGTTTGCCCGAGTCTTCCGGCTTTCGACGATGATGGTGTGCATCCCGTCTTCGTCAACATAGCAGTTACAGCTCGTGAACTTGGCTCTGCGTACATTGTATTCTCTGACTTCACAGTTGGCAAGTTCACACTCGTTCTTTGCATCCCGCAGAGCCATACGGAGGGTATTGCAAAGGTCGGTCATGTTGAACCACAGCCTACCATCGGCTACGATGGCGTGCAGGAAACCGAACTCGGATGAGTAGAACTTCTTCATCCCCGGCTCCTGGATTGCATTCGATATATACATACCTTCTTGATTTAAGACATTATCAAAGTTTGTGATTTTTGACTCTGTAAAGTTAATCAAGAAAAATGATATGCGAAAATCATAACTTCTTTATTTTCACTGCGTTAAACTTTATTTTGCAAGAATTTCGCTACATCGGGCGCGAGGCGACTAATCATATACACAATATTTCCCGTGTGAAATCTCCTTAAATCCGCTATTTTTGACTATCTTTGCACTTGGTTTGGCAGCCTTTGACCGCTGCAAGACCGGACATAGAGGAATAACGAAAGCGTTAGCTTGTATGCTGAAAGCCTAAAATCGCCAATTTTTAACCTTTCACAGCGCTACAAGGTAATGCCTACGCACACGGCGTGGGCTTACTTGTGCTGTGAAGCGGTGTTTGGCGATACCGAGGCTTCTACAAGTAGTCCACGCCTTTTGTTGTCCTTTGTGATGAGAACAAAGATAAACAACAAAACAACTCCTTACAATGAGAAAAGTTATTTACTTTTTGGCATTGATGCTTGTGACACTTTCAGCGTCAGCACAGAAAATAGTTGATGACCGGGTAACGGACACCGGACTACGACTGATTTCCTGTGAGTCAAAACCATTCCGAAGCATGTCCGATAAGGTCGTTCTCTCACTGGGTCTGTCCGCCTCCGTCAAAGATGGTGCAGTCCAGTATTTCCTTGATGCGACACTGGCTTCCAGCGAGCCGATTTCTGCTCCGGCAGGGGCAAGGATGCTTGTAAAGACAACCAGCGGCGACGTGCTGACCCTGACAGAGTATTCCGATAAGACCCTCTCCGACAACATCGGCGACGTGAAGAATATCAGCGGCATCATCGTCAAGACTTTCACTATCCATGCCGCCTACGCTTTGACACCAGAACAGATTCAGCAACTACTCTCCGGCATTGCAAAGATTAGGATTGAACTGAACGGCGACACCAACTATGAGAAGGAATGGAAGAAGGACAAAATATCCGGCTTCCTGTCGAAGGAATACAACTTACTAACCGAGGCTGTGGCGACCGACAAGAAGGGCAGCTTCACTGACGGCTTCTGATTATGGCAGTCCATTCAGTTGACCATGACCTTTCAGAACTGCTGACTTGGGTCGGCAACGGAAAGGCACAACTCCCCGATTTTCAGCGTAGCTGGGTGTGGGATGATGGTAAAATCTGTAAACTGATAGAGAGTATTTCGTCCGGCTTCCCTATGGGTGCGGCTATGTTCCTCCAAACTGGGAACTCAAGTGTGCGGTTCAAGTACCGTCCTCTTGAAGGAGTAACGGCGACCAACCTCAACGACCCCGATTTCCTTGTGTTGGACGGACAGCAACGCCTGACAACCTTGTACCAGGTATTTAAGACTGCGGAGCCTGTGGCTACCCGTCCGGCTACCAACAAGGACAAAGTGATACTGCGCCACTACTACCTTGACATCCGCAAGGCTCTTGATCAGACAGCGGACAGACTGGATGCAGTAATCTCAATCAACGAGAAGAAGCAACTGACCGAGGACATCGGCAGGACTGTGATACTTGACCTTTCCACCAGGGAAAACGAGTTTAAGGAGTTGATGTACCCTCTGAACATTGCTCTCGACCTGTCGGCTTCCTCCGATTGGATGTTGGAACTGAACGACTACTATGAGGGCGACCAGTCAATCCGAAAACTTTTCAAGGAGTTCAACAAACAGGTATTACAGAAAATTCAGTCATACAAAATTCCTATCATCAACGTAACGAAGGATACCTCAAAGGAGGCTGTCTGTCAGATTTTCGAGAACGTCAATACTGGCGGCGTGAAACTGACGGTCTTCGAGTTGGTAACTGCAACCTTTGCAGCCGACGAGTTCAACCTGCGTGATGATTGGGATGATGTTCAGGCGAGATTCAAGGCTACAAAGCAATCGGACATCCTTCGTGTGGTGGAGAACACCAACTTCCTTACTGCGATGGCTCTGCTCATCAGCTATCGCCAGTCAGTGAACGGAACGGCTGCTGTCTCCTGTAAGAAGCGTGATGTGTTGAAGATGGTCCTCGACGACTACAAAGCCAACCGGGATTACCTTGTGTCGGGCTTCATCAAAGCGGCGAGCTTCCTTATCAATCAAGGCGTGTTTACTGCTCAAAACCTTCCATATACTTCCCAGTTGGTACCTCTGGCTGCCATCTTCGCCTATGCTGAGATTGCCGGAATCAACCTACAAATACAGACGAACAAGGACATCCTTGCACATTGGTACTGGTGCGGTGTCTTCGGCGAGTTGTATGGTGGTGCAAACGAGACCCGCTATGCTTCCGACATCGTGGATGTGTTAAACCAAATAAATGGCGGAGAACAGCCGGAGACGGTCGTCAGAGCGAGCTTCCAACCCCGAAGGTTACTTTCTATGCAGACACGAAACTCTGCGGCTTACAAGGGCGTTATGGCGCTTATCTTACAGGATTCTCCGCTTGACTTTATGAGTGCCGATAAGATGGATATTGCGACCTACCTTGATGAAAGCACCGACATCCATCATATCTTCCCCCAGAACTACTGCGAACAGCAGGGGTATGATTCAACAAAATGGAACTCGGTGGTAAACAAGACACCAATATACGCAAGTACCAACCGTTCAATCGGTGGACGTGCGCCAAGCGAATACATAGGTACGATGGCCAACAAGGGCCTTACACAAGACCAGATGAGGGCGGCTATCTCATCCCACAGGGTTGACTATGATCTGCTGAAAGCCGACGACTTCGACGGCTTCATCATTGACCGAGCAATCAGACTGCTCGACAGGATTGAACTGGCTATGGGGAAGGCTGTGTCCGGCAGGGATAGCGACGACACCATCAAGGCATTTGGTCATCCTCTTGTGGTGGCTGCTGGTTGACAGACACGGAACGGCTCAGACGCTTTATGATTTTGTAAATGCCTCTGTCCGTCATTCCATACTTGTGAGCAAGGAACACTGTGATGTAAGTCACTTTGTGTCCTTGCTTTTTCATTTCCATGAACTGCTCATAGATTTGGAGGTTCTGAACGTCGTTGATGTTGATATGGTTGGCGAGCAGTACCTCAACCATACTACGGTTCATTATCAGTAATTCATAATTCGTCATGACTGGTTAGTATGTGTCAAGGTTCTCTATCATCTCTACTCGGTCCTGCGCCTCAGTTATTTCGACAACGGAAACAACTGGCTTTATCTCACGGGCGGCGGATTCAAAGGAGTCCGTCAGCATTTCTGCCTGATTGATGGTCTGCGACGAGTTCAGCACCTGCATCGGTACGCCCTTGCCGATATTGTTCATCGTCATAAGCAACGGCTCAAACATTCTTGTAGCGGCTGCTGTCATTACAAACTCCCCGTTGGAGAGCATGGCGGGTATGCTGTCAGAGGTGCCTGTGCCGGGACCTGTAACCTTACCACCAGTGGCGAACTTGGCAGACTTCACGGTGGAGATTGCTGTGGCAACATTGGCAAGAATTGTGGCTACCGTGGTGGCGATAGCGGCGAGGTTGGCAGGGAACGGCATAGATGAGGCAGAAGCGATACCTGCGGAGAGTGCCTTACCAGTATCAATCGCAATCTGGGCGAGGGTGATGATTTTCGACATCTTAGCAAATGCAGAATTGCTTTCGCCGAGAGTATCGAGCAACTGGGTCAGACCGCCAGTGATGGCTTTCATCGCCTGAGCCTTTGCCTGCTCATTCTTGATGATGACATCGTTGGTCTTCTTCTGTGCCTCGGCAGACTTTTGCTTTGCAGCTATGACCTCGGCTTCAAATTCCTCGGTGGTCTGTGTGGAGAGTTGACCACGGGCAATCAGCGCCTCCAGTTCTGCGGCGGCGGCTTCCTCCTGTTTGGTAAGAAGCTCCGCCTGGTGTTCGTCCATTTCTTCAAGACCCCTCTGCCGCCATTCCTGATAATGCTCCTCATCCATCTGATAGCCTTCCATCTGACGGAGTTCCCTTTCGGACTGAGCGTATTCAAGTTCGGCTATCTCGTTTTCCAGTTCCTGCTTCTGACGGTCGAGTTTGAGTTGAGCCTGCTCCTCATCGAGGGCTGTCCTTTCATTAGCATACCTCTCCCGGATAGCTTTCAGAGCCTCCTGCTTCTCGGTTTCATTCTCATAGGCAAGAATGGCTTCCTGCTCTGCAATGGCTTGCTGATTGGCAAGGCTCTGACGGCGAAGTTCAAATTCTTGGTCGGTGCCTTCTTTAATGGCTTCGAGCTTTAACTGATTGAGTTTTTCCTTATGCTCAATCTCTTTCTTGATTTCCTCGGCATCAAACTTGGCGAGTGCCTGCTCCTGTTGCTTCTGGAGTGAGTCAATGATGGATAGTATTGCCTCGCGCGACTTCTCCGTAAGATTCTTGTCTTCTGCGAGCTTTTTCTGATAATCTTCAATCTGACGTTTGTAGGAAAGCTCAACCTTTTTACGGCGGGTCTCAATAGACTCCATCGTAATTTTCAACAACTCATCTTCGGCTTTGCGAAGGAGTTGTGCTTCTTCTTTGGCGGCTTCTGCGGCAGAGTCCTTGCCACTCTTGCCGGACTTGCTTCCTTTGGTCTTGGTCTTACCAAGGTTCTTTCCTTTTCCTCCCCCGCCGCCACTACCCCCTACACCAGCACCGTCGGCCCCTGTGCTGGCTACCGAGTTGACATCGAGTTTGACGTGTTCTATCTGTCCGTCCTTGATTTCAGACCACGCCTCCTGGTAGGCATCGACTGTATCGTTGACTACATTCTTGACAGCCTTGACTGATGCTTTGCGGAACTGATCCCATCCGGCTTTTACATCGTCCCAACTGAGAGTGAGGACACCCTTGATGATTTTGCCGAGACCCATGATTTCATCCACAAGCATGATGCAGACATTCTTGATGATGGACCATGCCGTCTTGAACTGGATGGCGATAGATGCGACTCCGGCCCTTACAACCATCGAATTGTTGTATAGGTCGATGAACCAGTTGACGAGTTCAACACAGCCTTTAATCATGGCTACAATGCCGTTGTTGACCCACGTCTTTGCAGTGGCGGTCATCTCCTCAAAGGAGCCGCCAGTGGCATCGAACAGAGAAGCCAGCGTGTTATCCAGTTCTATCTGGCTGTTCATCTGTTCCTCCTGTACTCTTGCGAGGTCTCCGGCTTTTTCTTTGGTAACATCGAGGTCGGTTTCAATGTCTTTGAGGGTGCGGAGGTACTGAAGACCTGCGTCCTCACCGGGACCACCGAAGATGTCCGATATGGCGGCTGCTGTGGCAGGACTGTTGTCAGCCATCTCATTGAGCTTGGCGCTGACCTGTTGCATCGCCTCAAATGTGGTCATCGAGCCATCCTGGAGCTTCTTCTGCATTTCTGCGGAACTGATGCCGATACCGTCCAATGCTTCGGCTGTGGCGGTTGACATTTCGCGGAGCCTGATGTTGGCTTCCTTGATTGTATCTACCGCCTTGTCGGAAACAATACCCATCTTGCTCGACTGGGCTGTGATGGAGATGAACTGGCTTGCAGAAAGTCCTGCTTCCTTGAAGTATGCAGGGTACTCCTTCACTATATCGGTAAACTGCCCAGTGGCGTTGGCACCACTGACGAAACCATCCTTGACATACCCAAGTGCTTCCTGAACCGAAATGCCGAACTGCTGCGACAGGGTGTTGGCAGATTCGAGAACTTCCTGAAAGTCAACACCGAATGAGTCAGCAACACCTTGCACCTCGTTACGGAAGGCTTTCATCTCATCGCCGGAAAGTCCGGTCAACTGCTGTGTCAGTCGGCTTGCTTCTTCCAGTCCTTTGTTGTAGTCGTACCACCACTTGACAGCCATGCCTACCCCGGCAATTCCGAGGAAGGTCAGCACCATAGGATTGGCAAGCAGTCCTGTCAGCGTGGACCAAAGAGCCTTTGCCTTGACGGTCAGACCTTCCATCACGGAGCCTGCGCTGTTCTTGGAGAGGTTGTTGAGCGAGTTACCGAGGTTGAGGTTAACGCCTGTGAGGTCGGACAGGGTATCAACCAGCCCTTCGCTCCTGCTCTGCGATTCAGCAACGCTATCGGCGTGGTCCTTGATTACCTTTTCGTTCTCCTCAATCTTCTTGGTAAGAAGGGCAATGGATTCGGAGGCACCGACAGACGAAGGGTCGATGGCAGCGACGGCTTTCTTCAACACCTCATTGGCTTTCTCGGCTTCTTCTGCGGTCTTACATTCCTTTGCGAGTGCATCACAGAGGGATGATGTTGAAACCCCGGCACCGAGCAGTGCAGACTTGTAGTTGCCGACATTGCGGTAGAAGCGTTGCGTGCCTTCCTCTGCACCTTTCAATTCTGTGGTCAGACGGTTTATCTTGTCTTTCAACTCATCGCCTTTGGCACTCTCACGCTCGGCACGGCTCAGTCGGTCGTACTCTGCGTTGAGGTTGCTGATTTCTGCGCGAAGCTGAACGAGGGAGCCTTCCTGCTCTACCTGCGATTTGAGCTGATTCTTGACTGCCTTGCTGACTGTGTTCATGGCGTCCTTCATCTGGCTCATGGCAAGGTTGCCAGCCTGAATGCTCCGCTGGTATTCTTCCTGAGAGATGCGACCTTCCTTGAGGTCTTCTTTCAAACCTTTCTGCTGTTTGCGAACAGCATCAATCTTTGCCTGCCATTCTGCAATCTGCTTCACAGCGTCTCCATAATCCACTTGGATCTGGAGTATCTTGGTTGTTACGTCGTTTGCTGCCATAACTTATTCTTCTTCGGGGAGTTTGAGAAGTTCACACTTACATATTCCTTTGCTATCTCGGGAGATTGACACAATAGCAAAGTAGGCTCCATACTTGGAGAGGTACACTGGTCGGGAATAATCAATATCCCGAAGGTCAAGCTCGTTGAGCAAGAAGTTTTCTTTCACTATTATCGGGTTCTCCATTATTCTTGACAGATAGAGGTATGAGGGATTTTCAAGTATCTTAGAAAATCCATCCCATATCTTCATACCCATCCAAACCTTTCCGGTCGGTCCTTGCGATGAGTTCTTCTGAGGAAAAGGCGTAATGATGCCGACAGCGGGTTTCGCCTCTTTAGTTGAAATCTTATCTTCTCGAACCCAGAACTTGATAGTATCTCCGGTAGAAAACTTCTGATTTTTGAGATTCTTTAGGTATGCACCATAAAACGGTAACTGAATGATGGTTTTGGTCTTCTCGATAGTCTGATTGTTACATTCGATTACACCTATACCTGACGCATAGACATCCGATTCATCTTCGGAATCTTTAGAGTCAAGGTTATCATTCTTCATAAGGAAATAACTTCTCTGTGCAAATCCGTTTATAGAATACGTTATGCTTTGAGCTTGCTCGTTGGGAGCGGATGTTATTTTTCTGTCCCATTCATAAGCTATGCCGGATATGATGTTTTTACGGAGGTCATCATAATAGACCGAGACTATATCACCATTGGATGATACCGTGGGGAACGCTCCTATCATGTAGTACAGAGCCTTCATAAAATTCAGACAAGAAATATCCGGCAAATTGCTCCCGATAGGAATTTGCCAACTATCTATATCCCTGTCAGAGGAAGAAAAAGGAAGTCCTTCTGGTGTCTGATTCGGATATATAGTAAAGATGTCACTTTCTCCACCAGCGCTGTAAATACCACTTCTATCACCGCATTCAATACCAAAGAAGATGATAGCGCCAGCAGGAATTGTTACCGTCAGACGTTCTGTACCATATTTCTCAGTAAACCTAAATCTCCATCTCCAGTCCTGATCTCCATACAATCCATACTCATCTGTTTGATTTGTACCATATACACCATCTAACGATGCAAGTTCAGACAAAACACCAGATGCTCCGCTATATGGATTCCAACAATAAACTTTAAGAACAGGCTTGTTTTCAGAAGAACTCGTAATCTCATAAGCATTCTTTCCATCAACATACTTTAGAGTAACCCCAAAATATCCTTTTATAGTTGCCTCTATTGCTGACTTGGAATTATTCTTTAAGCCATACAGTCTTCCTTCACTATCACGAACCTCGGAAAACTTATCCCAGTTCATTGGACGAGCTGCCGTTCCAGCATATCCATGTATGATATTTGGCTTTCCGTGAACTGCCGGATAATCTCTTTCCAATGTGTGTACAAAACATTCTGTAGCATGGCTGTTAATCAGTTCCTCTGACTGAACGGCATTAACGAAAGGAATCACACCATACTTAAATAGTATGTCTATGTCAGCCGTTTCGCCTTCAACATAATCAGCACCAAGAACAAACTTCGTTGAATACTTTTCATTTATCTTCTCTATTAACTTATGAATTGGGACGCAAGGCAAAGGAAAGAAGTTGTAACTAATGTAGACATTTTTATTGCCGTTCACAGATACATAAGTAGCTCCGGCATTATACAGCGGGCGTACAACCTCATCGGTATTCTTATAAGCTGACATGAGAGAATCAACTGGACCATACGTTGCCATTGATTCAAACGGCAGATTTCGGATAGATGTGTCATCATCCTTCAACGTCTGAAAGCCGTCAATAACTCCCCACGTCATCACAGCATTGAAGTTACTCTCCGTGCTTTCGATGTAGAGGTTGGCATTTTTGAAAAGAGGGATGCCGTTCTGAATGTACTCAGCTTTCAATCTCCGGCGTATCTTGTTGGATACACACCGAATGTCATCAGCATTGTCGAAGACCCTACGGTTGTTGGCAGTCAGCGGCAACTTGAACGTGTAAGTATATGAACAAGTAATCTTTGACAGATCGCCAAAGATGTTGCTTTTGAAATTGAGGGTTATTCCGCTCGGTGTGGCGAGGTCAACCTTCAATCTCTTTCCGTTGTCTATGATGTATAGTTCTTCGTACATGGCTTACAAGGATTGAGCGTTAACATCCGGAATAGCAAACGAAAACTCCAGATTGTTGAGGATTTTCTTGGGGCTATACTTGACAGTATTCTGCTGAATGTTGACTGGGAGCCATATCTCATTGCCAGCGCCGTCCTTGCCACAATACAGGTCAACTATCGGCGATGTGATGATGGTAACAACATAGTCAAAAATATCAGACGGAAGATTGACGGCACAGCACTTGTGAGTGATGCTACATTCAATATTCCTGGTCCTCATGACATTGGCGAAGTACAGTCCGTTGATATCATCATCCTGCGACACCTTATTGGAGCCGAGCTTGTTCTTATACTGTTGGTCTCCTTTCTTGAACAGAAAGTATTGGAGATTGCCGTGGCGGTCAACCCATCGGAGGTAGTGTCCGGCGGTCTCATTGCTGATTTGAAGATTGACAAGAGCTACATTCTCTCCAGTCTGAAAGAATGTGTAGTCAAAGGTCCTGTCGAACACCGACATCATCCTATCTTCCTCTGAAATCTTATACTTGATCGTGGCAGACTTCTGTGCATTGGGGAATACACTGGCTGGTGGGATGTCCTCGAAGCCGAGGTCAGAGAACATACCGCAGTACACCAGTTCATCATTCATGAAACGGTAACGGGCATATCCTCTATCGGTCTCCAACAGGTATGTTACATTGGCGAGAGGCTTCTTCTCATTGCTGTTATCACAGTAGTCTGCCGTATCTCCCCAGTGTTCTTCTGCGTCGCCCTGCCAATTGGAATAATACTTTCCATCTTTCAGAACAACGAAGCGTTTCGCAACAGCATAGTAAACGACCTGGAAGGGCAACTGAACAGTTGTCGTGAGCAATGTCGGGAGTGAGGGTGCTAACTTTTCAATTTTCTCAAAGAAGCACACTTTTGTATCCTGATAGATGGGGTTATTTCCGTACCTGTTATTATCTGACCGCCCGAAAAACTCAACTTCCCTGTTGTATCGGAACAGGGATACCGAAAACGGGAACTTTCTGAACCAAATGAGGTTGCGCTCAAAGGCATGGCGGTTATCCTCGTAACTATACACGCCGAGATTGCCGAACCTTTCGCCGATTGCGATGTTCCCCCAGATTACAAGAGTGGTAAACTGGAACATCTGCATTGTGCCAATGTTGACTTTCACTGACACCTCAATACACCGGGTGTTTCTTGGGTCATCGAACATCAGTTCAAAGAGGCGTGAGAGATATATCTTACACTTACCCTTGTAGAACGAGACCTTGATGCTTTGAGCAGCAACAGATTCGATGCCGGAGATTTTCTCCACGGTAACAGTAAACACCCCGGAGGGCCATGCGCTTTCAATCTCAATGAAGTTGGGATTGAAGGCAAAGCACATCTCATCGGGATATGTGGCTACCGAGTCTTGGTTGAGTATTTTGAATGTCGTCTGTCTCATACAACTTCATTGCTGTTTATCTTGGCTAAACTCTGAGCCTGAACCTCCATACATTCCATTGCAAGAAGCTCCAGTTCTTCGTTCACAGCCGTTGTGTATATATCATTATACCCGCTATCTCTATACAGGCGGGTCCCTTCTTTCATAATCTTATGGGCTATGGCACCAGCAATCGAGCGAATACCACGTTCCTCCGGCGAGAGGATTGCCCGGTTTGTTTTGGCAGGGATGGGAGCCACCGAGATACCCTTGTCTATGATCCACTGCCGGATGATACCGACAAAGCCTTTGGGGACCTTGCCGCCTTTGCGACCACGTTCCATAGCAAGGAAGGACTTCGAGCCCCACAGCGTCCCGATATTGCCAGTAACCTCCACCGTGAGGGATGAGACAGACCGACCACTGGCGTTGCGATTGTTCGCCGCCATTTGGTTGGCAATCTTAGCTTTGACGTTTTCAAGATGCAGCTTGATTATTCCTTTAACCTGTTCCATAATCGTATAGACAATACATCGAAAAAACTACTCGTCCTCCAGTCGTTCCGGCTCATTGCAGAGGTTAACACCAGCCTCCTCAACGAGCGTCGGGCTGATTACTATGCCAGTGACATTCTCGTCGAGGTGGTCATACAGCACCTGATAAGGAATGGCATCTTCAAGCTCCGAGAAGTAACCGCTTGCATTGACAGCGCGGACAAAACGGATGCAGAGGCGTTTCATCGCCTCAACTATGCCGTCGTTCTCGGCTCCATCGAAGTCAAAGTCAGCAGGGCTGACAAAGGCTATCTGTGCATTGGGACGGTCAAGCACCTCATTCCATTTGAAGTGAAACGAGCCGGAGGGCGGCAGTACATAGATGATGGTGGGCTTCTCTACCTTGTCAAGGGCGACATTAGCCTGCGCCCAGTTACAGAACTGATAGCCGACATCCTCTCCGAGGGATTCGACTACCTTCCTGACCTTCGCCTCAACCGTGCCGAGGCGACCTTCCTTGTCGTATGTGGGGTTACGTTCTTCCATTACCTTTTCCGTTTAGCCTTTTCTGCATACTGCTTGTTCAACCTCTGCTCGTATTCAGCCTTCTCATTGTCGTTCTTCATGCAAGTGTAGATGCGAATCCACGCCACGCTGTAAACCTCATCTTGATTGGTGATACCCATTCGTTTGGCATACCAGTCAATCACACCGAAGGTGCCGAAATTAAGGTCTTCGACCCCGGCGGCTATTTCTTCAGGCGAGTGATTAACCCTTATTGAGGCAAACAGCTTGTTAATGCGGTCCAGCTCGGCTCTGACAAAGTTGATCACACCGAATACATCGAACACATTCAACTGATAGACTTGCTCCGGCTCCAGTCCTATGAGGATGGAGAACACCTTGACAGCCGGGTCTTCCTTCTCATGGTCGATGCGGCTGAAATCGTCGAGCTGTCCGTAAGTGATGGTGTTGAGGGTTTCCGGCACCTCCTTGCCGAGGATGAAGGCTGGGCGCTTCGCCTCCTTCAACTGATTGAGCAGTTCCTCCTGGTGGTCTTTATGACATAGAGGCAACAAGATAAGAAACTCGCCATAGGTGGTGAGCTTCGCCTTCTTACTGTTTCTACGTCTGTTCTTTTTCATATTTCAAAATTACTAATTTAATAATCTCTTGACATCAACATACTTATGAGAAGTAATGAACATCAGCGGTCAGTTAGCGGGCGTTCCTGAACTTATGAACATGACCAGTTACACCTGACGTAACTACTGGTGTGAAGTTCTCCACCATGCCAGTCAGCACATCGGGAGCATCATCGTGAGCATTGCGCCCGACTTTTCGGTATCCCTTGACTGCCTGTGCAAACTGGGGCCAGCGGGTCTCCCAGTCCGAAGGGAAAAAGATGAGGTTCTGGACCTCCGCCGAGTGGGAGAATATGCGGACATTCTTATTCAAGCCTTGAAAAAAGGATGTGAAGCGCATCTTCAATGCAACCGGGGTGCCTTGCAGCCTGACGTTCTTCTCGACATTGCGGGCGAAGCCTTCGCCTCCATTGTTGCTCTCAACCTTGACCAACTGAGTGCCGTTGATCAACAGCATCTCTGCGGTCTTGACTTCCGTATATTCCATCGGCTTGTCTGTGTAGAGGACATCGGTAACATACATCCCCGAAGGCGTTTCAACGTAGCAGACAGAGCATAAAAAATCGGCGCCTTTGTCGGCTGTATCAGTATAGTTCTTACGGATGCTCTGTTCCATAGGAAGGATGTCATACGTCCGTAGCTTCGAGTACATGAGTCCTTCAAGAGGCTTGGGGTTCTGCATATACTGCGTGTCGAATACGAATTGATTGGCCGATTCTATCTTGTGAAGTTCCTCAATGGTATGCTTGAAGGGCCATAGGGCTTCTTCTTCGCCATCTTCGTTATAGCTGATACATGGTACACTTAGCACTTCCCATTCGTCCGGCTCCAGCTCCATAAGGTAGCCACAAAGGTCATGCTCATGGAGCCTCTGCATTATTATGATGATGGGAGTGTTTCGGCTGTTGACACGATTTCGGATGGTGGTCTCGAAGTGCAGGTTCACAGCTTCCCTGTTGTTGTCGGACAGTGCGTCTGCGGGCTTGATGGGGTCATCAATGACAATGGCTCCCCCGAATTGCCAGGCATCTCCTTCGTTCTCGATTGCTCCGGCACCGAAGCCAGTAACCTGTCCGAGGGATGAGGTTGCATACAGTCCACCGCCTTTTGTTGTGTTCCACTGGCTCTTGGTATCAGTGCCTACGGCTATCTCGACACCGAACAGACGTTGATACTCGTCGGACTTTACAATGTCCTTGACTGCGACGGAATTGCCGAGAGCAAGGTCTCCCGAATACGACAGGTGGATGAATTTTGCAGCCGGATTGATTGCCAAACCCATTGCAATGAAATTGCGCGATACAAGTTCCGATTTTGAGTAACGAGGGGCGATATTGATTATCAGCCTTCGGGTCTTGCCTGTCAGCACGTCATTGAGCTTGTCGCATATCATTCTGTGATGTTTGCCGACAACAAATTTCTTCCCGCCATTCATCAGCTTGAAGAAATAGCGGGCGAAATGGAGTGAATCTGACAATATCCAACTCCTCAATACGTCGTCGGCATCATAAACCATAGGCTATATCAACAGTCTTTTTCCAGTTGCTTGATAAACTCTGCGGCTTCCTCCTGGCTCATGCCCTTGATGGCTCCCTGAACAGTAGCCTTTATCTCCTGACCTTCGATGTAGCCACGTCCTTTGTGCTTCGTCTTTAGGTAGAAGATGATAGCAGTGAGGTTGCCTTCATTTATAGCCATCATCAGCTTCGACTCTGCGAGGTCGCCGAGGCTTTCGTCATAGTCATTAAGCATCTTCTCCAGTTCGGGGAACTGCTTGCGCCATTGCCAGAGAGTGCTTCGGTCAATTCCGAGAGCTTCCGCAGTCAAGGCAAGGTTGCCAGCATTTGCCTTGTAGGTCTTGGCAATAATCGGGAACGGGATGTTCTTGTAGCGAGCATCTTCGTCTTTCATATCTTTACTTGCATCTGCCATTTTTATAGTGGGATTTTGTTGGATTGAACTTTGCCTTTTCAAGTGGTTCAGACAGCACTCACAGCCGAGGTAGTACACCTGACAATGTCGAGCCCCAGCACCTCCATCGCCTTCTCGATGTTGTTCGTTGACATCCTTCGGGCACCAGTGAGGAAAGCGGACAGCACTGAGGGGTCGATGCCAGTCTGACGGGCTATGTCGCAAATCTTGATCCCGGACTGTCTCATCTGCATATAGAAAATCTCCGGCAGGTCATCGGCAGGGATGTAAGAGAAGCCGACCGATTTCGGACCGACAGAGAGGCCGAGCATATTGAGTGCTTTAATGAAGAATGGGAACGGCAGCGTCCTTGCTCCGTTCATCCATGCGTTGAAGTTCGTCGAGCACATACCAAGTTCCCGGCTAAACTGGGAATGAGACATTCCGCTTTCGTTGATTGCTTGTCTAATCTTTTCTCTTACCATAATCTTGAACTATGATGCAAAGTTAACAAAATCTTATCATATCTACAATATTTCAAGTAAACAATACTATCATTTTATTCGTTAATGATTATATCGGATTTTCAGACATTTTACAGGGCCAGATTTTGAAGCCGATTTTGGAATCTCGGCTTTGCCATGTCACTGATATTTTGTAACTTTGTCTCATTGTTTTAATTTCCATAGTCAAAGTCCACCCCCCCTGGTGGCCATCTTCGACTTTAGGTTATTAAACTTTATTTGCATATAAGCAGATCCACCCGTGAGGGCAGGTCTGCTTTCTTGTTTTTCAGCGATTGCAGCCGACACTGGTAAGGTCTTCTATGAAATAGACACACTTCCCGTTGTCGTTGATGGTGGACGACTGAAAAACTACATTCTTTGGAACCGAGTCAGGATTCTTGTCAAGCACCTTGAAGAATCTCTGCGCATCCTTGAACCTGCGACACCTGATAGCTTTCGTGCAGAGGTAGCCTGAACATATCAGCGTCGGCTTACTGTTGCGAGGGGTCAGTTCAGCAGGACTGGATTTTTTCAGTCGGCTCATCGTCCTTACTTATGAGGTAATGCTTCATTGCGCCTCTTGCTTCTTCGAGCAGGGCAGTAATTTCTTCGGCTGACAAAAGATGAGGCACCTCCTTGTAGGGAACACCCTGGCACATGAGGTAAAGCGTGCCGTTCAACTCCTTGACTTGGAAGGAATCTTTAATCTCACGGAGCTTGTTGCTCCACTCAGTCTTTCTACGGCGGTTGCGCCATCTTTTGATTAGGTTGACTAAAACTTTCATTTGCATATATCTTTAGAATAGAATTTCGTCCACTGGGACAAAGTAAACTTCCTTGTGCTGTTTAACAGAGCCGAGGTAGCGGGATGGGAACGCCGACGAATCCGAGTGGTGCCACAACTCTCCGTCTTTGTCGGCTACACCAGTTTCGTAAACTACCCGGCCATGTTTCGTTGTAATGCGGAGGACCTTTATTTCGTCATCCGAGTAATCGGCTTCTGTGAGTTTCTTCCAGTTCATAGCGTCAGCGAAGGGTTTTGGCGAGATACCAGTTCTTGTAACTTCCCCAGGCATCTATGATGGCACTGGAGATGATTTGTACCAACATGACAGGTATGAGGATGGGCGACATAACCGCCATGGAGATAGTAGAGCGCGACAGCGACCTTGCTCCGCGATACGATGTTGAGCCGGATTTTCTTTTTCTTCATGACTTCATTAGGTTACTTTATTTGCGACAGATTGGTGTGATGGATTAGGCTTCTCTCCTTAGACAATTTACGACGTGTTGGGCGAACTCGTCTTGTATCTTTCGGGCTTCTTCCACCGAGAGGTTCAAGCACCCGGCCCCAGTTAGGTAGCCCCAGCCTCTAACGACAAGTATCAAGTCCCCGTTGAGGTAGATGTTGCCGTCTTTGGCGCTGACTCCCGGATTTCCTTTCGTCGGCTTCGTGTGGTTGAGGATTTCACATATCCGATTGAGCATTTCTTCCGGATAGTTCTCACAGTCCCCGACCATCAGGCACATCTGATTGTTACAGTCATAGATGTAGCTGCCGTCCGAGGTGTACGGACCTTTGAATATTTCGGTTGCCTTTTCCATTGTCTATTTGTCTTGTGGAGATGCTATCTCCGATAAGAAACCGTCCGCCCGACCAAAATCTTCAAGAACCTGGGCGAAGGTCGAGGGCTTTCCGTTGATGTAATACTGAACTTTCAGACCTTTCTGCTTGTGGCCATATAGCTCAAACATCTTTACTCCCTCTACTGAATTGCAGTTGTACTGAAATTCATCGTCCCGGCTTTCAACAATTCTGTCTATCACTATCTTTATCTGAACCACCATCGAATAGGGATGGGAGGGAGTGCAGAACGGAATGTCCGTGCCAGTGAGGACCTTCACCTTTTTCATCTTGTCAATGAGGTCGGATGACCTGCTTTTCTAAGTCCAAAATTACAAAAATTAACGCAGACTGCCAAATATTTCTGATGCATAATAACCTAAATGTAAATAACTTATGCGGCTTTTCTGATGAGGTGCATATTATCTTCCATCAGTTTCAAAATGCGGTCGTGATATGTCGAGTTCTTGTTGCAGACACCCCGGCTCTGGACCACCTGGAACGTGTCGAGATTGACCTCAATAGTTTCAATGCGGTTGCCCTCCTTGTCCTTTGCCGAGAGGATGAGGGACTTCGCCTTGCTGAAATACTTACAGGCAAATACGCAGTGGTGCATTTCCTCTCCTTCGATTGCCATTTCTTCTACGGACTGAACGACACTGATCACTATTTTATCATCCCCGAAGACGATACCGAAGAAGCCGGACTTTGCTTTCTTATACATCTTCTCATACTTGCGGGCTTCCTTGATGTCTTGCTCCCTTTTGACTCTTGCGTCCTCCCTGTTCTTACGAATGAGCAGCCTATCATGGGCTTCGTGCAGATTCAGCGGACAAACGTAGTGGGGATTGTGGAGGTCTAAGCCGAAATGCTCCAGCAGGTCGAGGTAGTCGAGCCACATGGTAGCATCCTCAACAATGTAACGATGCCGACAGGCAATGCGGATGGCTTCGGGATGTTTGAGGCTTTCGATATGATGGTTGCCGAGACGTATCTTTTGCGTGAGCAGTTCTTTCTGATTATGCTTGATAAGCAATTCAGTCTGTCTGTCAGCGAGAGCCGATGCTATTAGCTTGTTGGCGGGCAGTCCATCGAAATCTTTCATAGACTTGATGCCGTTGCGCCGGACCTCCTTCAACAATCCGACATGGGGATAGACTACCGTATTGGTAATGTCGTAGCGTGAGCCATACCAATAATAGCCACGGCGAACCTTGATTGACAAATCGCTGTTCCAGTTCCAGTAGTCATAGTAACCTGTGAACGGAATGGTGGAGCGAGCCATTATCGTTTCCTTGCCGTTGGTGTCTATCCAGTTCTGAACTACCTCGCAGTATTCATACTCCGGCTCCAGTCCTTTGTGGATTCTCTTGGTGCAGAAGAAATGCCGGACAACCTGAAAACCTCCTATGGTGCAGAGCGTCGTGAAATATGCCCGGAACGTGTACTTTCTCTCAGAACGGCTTTCTATCTCCAGTCGCTTGCCACAGTGGGGACATACGATATACTTGGCTTTGGACTTGGGGTCGAACTGCAATGCCTGTCCGCAGTGGGTACACCAACCTTTCTTCTTGTTGCGATATGCCAGGAGGGGGAATATGTGGCTCTTGGCATATTCCATCTGCTTCTTCGTGGGAGCAGGGAGCCGATGCGATAACTCGACAATCCTCTCCTGATACTTATTCTTCGCCTTCATCGCCGAAATCAAATAAGGATGGGCTATTGAATGAGGCTTCCGGCTTTGGTTTCGCCGGGGCTTTCTTCTTCTCATTTTCTTCGGTCTCTTTCTTCTCCGAGCGGAGCTTTGCGACCTCCTCCTTTTGGAACTGGTCGTATGCTTCCTTGCGAGCCTTCTCCTTTTCTTCTTCGGTAAGCTCGACTGTGTGGTTCACGACAACCTTGCAGTTGACGGCTTTGATTTCGCCGAGGTTGTCTTCGTCGTAGTAGTGGACCGCCAGTCCGAATACCTCATCATCAGCAAGTCCGTTGACGTGCATCTTCTGAACTTCCTGAACGATGTAGTTGCAGCACTCGTCTATGCTCTTGCCTGTCTTTTGGTATGAGGTGGCGAACAGGGGGTCTGACTGCGCCCTCTGGTCGAGGTACGCCTTGATTGTGTCCTTGAAGGACTGCGATACTTTATTGCTCATCTTCTTTTCTTTTAGGTTTTCTTTATTTGCATATAAGCAGATCAACTGCTGAAACCGCAGAGAACTATGTCATCTGCATCGGTGTCTTCTATGACGTTAAACTGGGGATTGATGTGAAACCTTTCCTGGTCTTTCAAGGGAGACATCATATCGAGGTTGCCATCATCGTCCCCGTGGCCGGAGCGCTCTTGCTTCCAGTATTCCTTATCTCCATCTCCTATCTCGGCGACTATGGCGTTGGCGAGGCTTTCGGAGATGCTTCTCGTTACTACAACCGACACTTCTTCATGAGTGATGCGGTCGAGAACTCTGACTTTTAGTCGAATCTTCTTCATAGCTATTACTTGCTACCGTTGTTCATCATTTCAGCGAACTTGTCTGCGAGGGCTGAGGTTGCAAATGCAGCGATACATTTATCGCACATATCTTTTTCAGCCTGACGCTGATTAGTGCTGATTACTGATTCATAGCTACCGTTGATGAGGAATACAAATGCTTTCATCTTCTTTGACTTTTGATGTGTTATTTTTAATTTTTCTACTGTAAAGTTAGCCAATAATTTTGATATGCGAAAATCTTAACTCATTTATTTTTAGAGCATTGCACATTATTTTTGAGCAAAACAAATATTTAACTTTTGCTCTGTGCAGGGATGATTTCGGACCTTGATTTGATTACTTCTTCTACATAGTTACGGATGTCGCTGATTATCCCGAAAGGATTGAGGCTGCTTTTACTGCTCTTAAATCCGAGGGCGGTGGAGATGGTGGACGCGATGTTGCCGACAACCCCGGAGGGCTTATCCGACTTATTTTTGCCTGCCTCTTTTCTCATCTCTGCGACCTTAACGAGAGCGACCTTCAACTCATCATCTGTGAGTTTATAGAGGCACCCCCAGTTGTATTCGGGGAAATCCACCGGGGCTTTATCGGTGCCCGAGTTGGGGATTCTCTTGCGGTAGCTGTCTATCATTGCTTTTCGGTATGCTTCTGCCTCGGCATCCTTACGCTCCCGTTCTTTTCGTTCCTGTTCCATGACATTCCTGTTAATGTCTTCACGGCGGTCATCCATGAACTCCTCCAACGATTTGAGAATGAGCATCGGGTCAACAGAGCCATAGAACTGCTCATACTTGCCCGAGCGAAGCCTTGCCATGAACAGACAGAACTCCAGTAGGTTCAGACCGCCATACTCAACGAGTATCTGGTCACATAGCGGATTGATCTGAAAGTCTTCGAGCTTATTCTTGACACCAACGAAATCATTGAGGATGACCAGTTGCGTCTTTATCCATACCCGGCTTGCATACTCCTGACCATACGCCTGTTCAAGCATACGGAGCGTGGGCGTTTCCTTTTGGTTGTAGAGCAGGTACACATCGTTCACTGCGGCGACATGAACTTGAATGTCGGGGTTGTAAGCCTCCGTTATTTGGATGATGTTATAGCTTTTCCTCAACGCCAGTGAGCGCTGGGAGATTTCCGGCGTCGTAGTCCTGCTGACACTTTGCGAGCGTACTGAGGATATCACACTTTTGACGAGCGCTGTTAGCGGCATTTCGTTCTGATTGCGTTGTACAATACCCGACTGCTGTCGAGAGGATGGAAGCTGTTCCATGTTGTGCATTATACATTTTATTTGGTTGGTTGTCATACTTGCCTTCAAGCACCTTGACCCAGTTTTGCGAATTGGTAAATATCCAGTCAAAATCTGCTTTCCAGCCTCTGTTATTATCGCCTCTCATAAAGAAGGAGGCTTCGCATTTGTCGAACACCTCTTGCAAGGTTTCGTAGTTGAACTTCATTTCCTCAAATCGAACTCTTATCTTCATCCTTCGCTTATCGGTCAGTTTGAGAACCCTCGGCAACGACGGACATCGGTCGTGATAGAGCTTCACTATGAAATCACAATCGACCTCCGGCTTTTTCTTGGGCTTGCTTTCGGGTTTATCATCGGGGGCAGCTATGCCGGGGAACAGGGTGTCGCCGACAACAACCGCGTCTTCAATCGGCGGCTCGTCATCGGTCTCAACTGGAGCTGTGGCTGACTGTGGCTTAGTCTGCGGCTTTTCATTCGGTATAGATGGGGCTTGTGTGTCAGGCCGTTCTTCAACGACATATCGGTGGAAGTTCAAAACTGTAATGACTGCTGTTCTGAATAATTCATTTGATGTCGCAATCTTCTTATCATTGATCAGCCTCTTGATGCAAGTCTTATAGGTCTGCTCCTTGATTGCAAGTTCAAAACATATCTCCCGGCGAGGGATGCAGACCATTCCACGCTCAATCAGAACACCATCTACATAATACGGCTCATGGTCAGCCTTACATACGAAGTACATTATAAGCTGAACCATTTCGGGAACATGGAACCATTTCCAATCAACGATGTTCCGAAAGAACTTGACACAGGGATTCATGGCTAATCAGATAAATATTCGTCAACTATCTGTGAAAACTCATCCTTCGACCGACACACCACATACTTGTTGCCGTGCTTTGTTATCCCGGCTTCCCACTGCTTCTGCGATGGGCGCTGATATGTGCCGTCCTTCTTCATCTCTATATACAGAGCATGGAACCCGTGCCTGCCGACAGCGAGGCAAAGGTCTGCGACGCCACACACAAGTCCGGTCAGAACAAGACCACGACCGTTGCGACCGCTTCGCTTGCCTTCATTCGGGATGTGGTACAATACACCATCACTCCACAACTGTGGATGATATTCCTTGAACCAGTCGATGCACTCCTTCTGAATGTCGGCTTCTGATTTCTTTGCGTGAGTAATCTTCTTATACTGATCCTTCGTCAACGGAATACCGCTGATGATAGAGTCCAGCACCATCTTATCGTATTTACTGACTTTTCCCATTGCGATTAAAAGTAAATGTTGGTTAGTTGTTTCGTGGCGCCTTCGGCACAGCCAGTGATGATATATTCGCCGGGGTTCGGCTCCGTGAGGTGCAAGTCCTCGACCTTGCCGAACCTCTTTATGTTTCCACACAAATCCACAAACCAAAGGGACTTCTTTGAGGGATGAGGACGGATGCCACGACCGATTATCTGATAGTACAGAGCCAGAGACATTGTGGGGCGTGCCATTACCACCGTATCAAGTTCCGGGTAGTCAAATCCACAGTTACCCATAATAGCGACTTTTCCATTACGGCGAGTAATAATCGTTCCTTTCGGCATAGTTACACACCAAACTCTTTCTGTATGTTGTGCCTTTCTAATTTGCATCCTTTCATTTACGGTTTGGTGCAACATCTTTTTCCGTAAGGAAATACGATATAATGGAGATTTTGAAAATTCTCTTTCAGAACATTTTGAGATTGATACCCTAAATCCTCGGCAGACGCCAATGGCTTGAAGCAGGTCGAGCAACTTTTTATTAGAACAAGCTATTCGTTGTCCGACATACTCTTTGTCATTATTTCCATGCCAACCATTAGCCTTAAAAAAGCCTTCCATTAGAGCAAAGTATTGCTCTGAATCTAAGCCCCAATATAGTTCCGTACCTTCTTTTCGTAAATATGGAATCAACCGTGTTAAGGCAGTTCTCTTAAACTGTTTATGGCCACCAGTACCTTTCGGAAGCGCATACTGGTATGCTTTAGAACAATTTGTCTTTCGCCCATTGATTTCAGATTTAGGCATGACATCACTTTTTGTATAACAGATGCCGATATCATGCAATAGCTGTTCTATCCATTCTATCATTTGAGGATTTGCAGTGGATTGGGATAACGAGTACCTCACACCACCATTATCGGCTTTCCATATGCTTCCATCGCCGAGCCAAAATCCTATGAACCTACATTCATTAAGACTTAATTCTTTCGGCTTTTTAGGACTTTGGGAAATCCTTTGCTCGTATAATCTTTCTGCCATTTCTTTGGCTTCATCTTCGGCATATCCTTTCTTCCTATAATTATAGGAGTTATAGATTATAAACCTGCTTTTATTTAGAGGCTTTGAGAAATGAGGCTCGATTATAGAAGGTTTGGCTAATCCGCTTACAGGCAAATAAACTTTCTTATCAATAAGATCTGATGCTTTAGCCTTACTCAATCTCATTTCGCCATTTTGAGTGAACCTGCCATAAACCATATTATGATCATGCGTAACTCTAATGGACATATATCTACCATTCAATTCTACAAAATCATCGGAAAACTCTTTTTTGATAATACGATAAGGTTGAGCAAAATCTATTTCTCCATTTTCCCATTGAGCAACAAGATCGGTTGACTGGATGTTATCAATTCCAACCCATCCTTTATTTTGAGTTAGAATTTCCGTATCTTCTGAAAGACAAGTAAGCACTCCGACATTGACAAGGACATCAATACATCCGAGCTTGAAATTTTCGAGGATTTCGTCTCGCTCCTTCTTCGGTGTGCTTCCGCTTACAAGGCTACATGAGGGCAACCGTTTGACCAGTGCCTCACATTCCTCCAGATACTTCGTGAACACAAGGATGCCCCGTCGGGGTTTACCGTCTTTGGGATGAAGGAGCCTTTGAACGATGCTCAACAGGTAGTCGCCAAAATTGGTCTGCTTGAACTCGCTGAACAATGAATTGTCATCAAAGTCCATTCCGGTGGAGTTGCGACGGAGCTTCGACTGGTCAACTACTGACAAGTCGAAGTAATCAACATCTGCGAGATAACCACGGCTTAACAGAGTGGAGATGTCAACCTGATACACTACGTCATGGAACACCCTCGGACGAGTGCGAGTGAGGAATTTCAGTACGCATCTTGTTTCCATCGTCAACTCTCGGCTTGCTATGCGCTCATCGAACTTCTGTGAGCCTTCATCATCTTTCGGACGGAAATGCTGCTTACCTTCCCGGTCGAGATACTGCAACGCCGAGGCAAGGCGGTAAGGTGTGGCTGTTAGTCCGAGAATCTTTCTCTTTACTTTGTCGAAGAACTGCTTGTACTGTCCCTGACTGGCATTGACACAATGTGCTTCGTCAACTATGATATACTTGAAGTGGTCGAAATCGTCGATATGGGCCATGATACTTCCGATGGTGGCAAAAGTAATCCGGCTTATCTTTTTACTGTTGAGTGAGGCTGAATATACGGAACAGTCATCTACTCCGTAACTTTTCAGCTTTGCATAGTTCTGAGAGAGGATTTCCCGGCTGGGTTGCAACACAAGCAATGGCTCCCCTAATCGGAAAGCAATATCAGCAATGACAAGCGACTTTCCGGCACCTGTGGGAAGCACGAGCAGTCCGTTCCTGTCATTCTTTGTCTGAAAGAAACTGACCGCCGCATCGCTTGACTCTTGCTGATAATCTCTAAGTTGGTATTTCATAAATATCTCTGCGCTTTGGATATTTCTATTTCACATAGGCGCAACAACGCGCCTTCTGCGGCTGTGGGGAGATAAATCCCGGCTTCCTTCGAGGACCAATCACGGAATCTGTCAATGCAGATTGACATTTCTTCCGTAGTGAGGTCAGCCGTTGATCTTAACTGGTAATGTTGCCTTCCAGTGAATCGGTCAACCCCTTCACTCAATACGAATATGTCGGGGTTGACCAATTTCTTGAAATACTCCTCCTTGACGTATGAGCCACTTTCTCCATACTGGCATCCGAAATAATCAAACAGGCAGTGCAGATAGGCAGACTGTTTCATAGACCTTTGCTTCTTGGTTTTCAACTCAACTACATCACCTCTATCGGCAAGTAGTTTCGCTCTTTCAAGAAAATTGGCCTTATCTAACGGATTGGAGCAGTTGTAGAGCATACCTTACTTAGGCTGGAAGGGGTCCTGAAAACCTTGCGGCTGTTGGGGATACTGGGGTTGAGCCTGCGACATGGGAGCCGACTGCGGATAGGTAGGAGCCTGCGCCGGAGCAGATGCAGCCATCGGCTGTGATGCGGGCTGAGAGGGACGCTGACCATACGCCTCTATCTTATAGGGGCGAGCTTCCGTGATGATGTCCGTCTCCCCGTTGGCATTGGTGTACTTGCGTCCCTGAAGGTCGAAGGAGATGACTACCATCTGACCGACTTGGAAGCGGTCGAGGTCGCGGCACTTGTCTCCAATGAATGATAGCTTGGGAGTGTTCTCCCAGTCGGTTACAGGCTCGCCTGTGTTCGGGTCGAAACGACGGACGTTGATTACGAGGTCGCGCTTCTGAAAAGCGTTACCATTCTTTGACATGAGGCTCTGTGTGGGACCGATTGAAGCAATCGACCCAATAATGGTGTTTGCCATACTTCTTTTCTTTTAATGGTTGGTGTATTGTGATGTTATTGACTTATCCCATGCGATGAGGACTTTGAGGGCATCCAACGACTTGCGAGGAACCTCTATGATGTTGGGCTTCCCATACTGGGGTTTAGGGAGCCAGATGGCGAGCAATCTCGGCACTTTCAGTCCGGGATTCTGACGCTCGAACAGGTAGGCGTACATCGACAACTGCCACGACAGGTATTCCATATCGAGGCGAGAGGTTGTCTTGATGTCGGCGAGGGTCAAATCATCGAAGATGATGTCTATTGAGCTTGCGATGTAGCTTTCATCGGAAACGAGATACTCATTGGCGAGGGTCGTCAGTTTGAGGTCAGCCTTCATCTGCAAGTATGCCTGAACAGCCGGGGTCTGACTTTCGACACCGAGCGTATCTACAAGCTCTATCTGTTCGTGGATGTTATGACCGTAGTCTGCTGCTTTGGCGAGGACTTCTTTGGAGATGCCGTTATACTTGTCGGCAAAGAGGGTGCGGTGCAGAAGGCTCGTAACTCCCGACAGGAATGAGCCAAGATAATTATAGGTGTGGTCCACCTCATTGAATACGACAGCGGACTGCGCCAACTGAATCTTCTTGCTCTCACTCATAAGCCAAGCTCCTTTCTTCTGCAAGACATACACTGTGTGAACATCGGGTTAGTCTGGAGGTCGGAGAAACTTTTCCAGACATTCATCAGCGAATCCTTATCAGTGGCGGCTACGATTTGAGACAGGGCTTCTTTCAGCACTCCGTCCTTCTGCGGATCTAACGAATCTGCGATTTCTGCGATGGTCTTCGGGCGTGTCTCCGGGGGCGTGGATTGGTCGGGGTCTTTCTCCTCTGCGGTAGGGATGAGAAACATGTGCAAGAGCGCATACTTCAGTGCGGCACTCATTGCCTTGTTCATACCCTTGTCTCCGGAGTCCATCGCTTCGCCGACATTGGTGGTCGTAACCTCCGAGCCGTCGGCGGCAAGGAAGTGGAACCTGATTTTTGCTCTTGTGTAATAGAGAATGGAGGTGGTTCTGTTTCCGTTGTAGACCTTCTCTGTTATCTTTTCGGTAACATTGTAGTCCAGTACCTCGTCGAGTACGAGGACACCATGTTTGGCGAATAGGTCATGGAGACCATTCATCACATTGTCGATGCCGCGGAACATGAATTTCTGACCTTCATTTCTCTCGGTCTTGGCAATGGCTTTGGTTTCCTCCATTATTGAGGCAAGAGCCTTGTAGATGGCAGGAACAGCCGTCTTTTCTTCTGACATGGTTAAAAAACTTTATTTGCATATTAGTAACTTTGATAAGGTTTGATAAGACTGGAGCATATACAGCCGAGGCTATTACCTTATCAATTCTTTTAGCCTGAAACGACAAGTCCGGGGTCTAACTCACTGAGCCGAAAATCGGTTTTAACATTTTTTAGAATATCAGCGAGATTGTACCTCCACATTGTGTTGGTAGCTCCGAATGGTTTGTCGTATCTTATTCGACCTTCGTCAACAAGTCGTTGTAATCTCTTTTCTCCCCTGACAAATTTCACAGCCTTCTTTTGGGACACATACATTGTCTCGGCTATGATGAGAAGGGAACGATATTTCAACGCCAGGATGCTCTCTACTGTGGGAGGCATCAGGCGGTTCTGGTTACAATAACTTGATATTCGTGGTCATTTACTACTACATCGGCGTTCCAACCTTGCCGTGCATACATCCTGCACAAGCGGTTTTTCGTGGACTGTACCGATGTCAACTGCTCTATGGGGAACTCGGCGGACTCCCCGACTTTGAGCGTTTTGAGAGTGGGAGCAATTGGTCTCGACGCAGGTACTTGAACACCGGGACCGAACTCCGGGAGGGTGGGCTTTCGCGGTGGGCGATAAGCCATCTCTTGGGCCGTAGTGATGGTTTTGTCTTCCATTTCTTCGTTGGTCTTAAATCTCTATTTGCATATAAGCAGAACTTTGCTTATTTTTGTTGGTGGATGTTATATGTTATCCGAGTGTAAAGTTAATCATTTATGTTGGTTTGACAAAGCATACATTATCATTTATGAGCGATTTTAAGGATTATTAACATTGACATCTCCCACAACTCTCTAAACCCGTTTGTTTTACAGAAAACGAGTAACGATATGAACGAATCAGAAAAGGTCGAAAACAACGTCGATGCGAAAACGATACGAGACAGGCTGCTCAAAGCACTACATCTCGGACCGGGCGAGCTTGCGACAGCTCTCGGCATAAACTATCAGCGCATCTATGACCTCGGTAGCGGTAGGACAAAAAAGTTCAATCCCGGAATGGTAAACATGATCGTCGCCAAATTTCCGCAGGTCAACGCAACCTTCTTATATACTGGCAAAGGAGAGCCATTGAAGGAGGGAACGGCTGTTGCATCAACATCAGATGTGTCAGAGATAATCTCTATGTCGAGACAGCTCATCGACATGATGGAGAAACTTACAGCAAGGTCCGAGATGCTTGACCAACGGGCACTCCGTCTTGAAGTCAAAGAACGCGAACTGAACGACAGGGAGCGACACCTCAACGAGAGGGAGCGAGCTTTGTCTGAACGAGCTGCAGAACTTTCAGAACATTCCATATAATATATATGTGGAACAACGAGGTTGAAATATGCTTTTCCAAATGTGATGGTCCCGATTACTGCAAATCATTCGACCGTTGCAGGGGATGGGGATGCCGACTGTTGCGATACGTCCCGGCGGTTCTCCCCAGAACAGAAATGGAGAAGGCTGAAATCTTCTCTGCCGTCTATTCAAGAGCCGAACAACTCGGAGTGATTCAGTGCAAAAATTTCAATCCACTGGGGATAGATGAGGCACTTGACGACGAGGCTCAACTACAGCTCATAATAGGTTCTGGAGGTGCATAGTGTGGCTCTTTTGTTGTCCGTTTTTAATTTTTAACCGTGTATATTACTGATAATCAACAATCTACCAGCCTTTATGGGCGGCATGATGTAAGGAGTCAGCCGCTGTCGGAAATATATCCCGCATCGGGAATTAAAGCATATATAGAAATGGCTCGACGCCTCCGGAGTGACATCACGCCGGAGGCGTCTTGTCGATTTTAGTAATTCTATGATGCGAACTTTGTATTTAAAAGAGTTCCTGCCCCGAAAGGAATCAACCATATTGCCGCATTCCGCTATGAATGGGGACTCTGAGGGAGCCACAGGCTAATCACTTGTGGCTCCTTTGACTTGTTTGATAAATCCTTAAGTAAGAACCGATAGCAAAAGAAAGGGAATCTTTTATACAATCTGCGGCTTCTTTTTTGCCGCTCCGGCGTTGTTGTTCAGTCGAATATGTTTATCCTTCACTCCGCACCGGAATCGACCGACGACAGTCCGGCATATTGTATAAATTAAAATTGAACACTTACTTACAAAATTATAGGTGTGCTATGCTACTTTGCGGCAGAGAGAAAAAGAAATTTTGAAATATTCTATTCCTCCAATTGCGCATGATATTTTGGGATTCGTATTGATACTATGGCAAGGTCATCTTGAAACACGAATCCGTATTCAAGGTTAATTTTCGGCTATTACAGTAAGTATCGGTACATCAGATCCGATTACACCGTCTGATTTCTGAATCCCTAAATCTTCTGCATGTGTAATCAT